TTGAGGTTGCCGTCGCCGACTTGATAGCCGCCGCCGCCATTAGGGAGTGCCATGATTGAGTTTCCTTTCAGTGTTCAGTTGTAAGACTGGGGGCCGTAGCCCCCATTGTCATCAGCCCCAAAGACGGCAGGCCATCTGCGGACGGATGGTGCTGTAGCCATACAGCACGTCGATCCGGCAAGGCATGCGGTCGTTGTTGATGTCGTACTGACGCACGACGCGCAGGCTGATGCCATTGTGAACGGCACGGCTGGCCATGTCCACGCCTTGCGGCAGGAGCAGGTCGGCGGTGGCGAACGTGATGGCATCCTTGTGGTACACCAAGTTCTGAGCGTACTGCGTAGACGCAGCACCCACGAACACCACAGCCTTGCTGTTGCCAGGCAGGCTGTTGACGGTGGCCAGAGCGCTGCTGGCCGAGTACATCGGAGCCACGGTCACAGTGACGGCGGTGCCGCTGGCGGTGACGTCAGCCAAAACCACGAACTGGAACAGCGAGCCGGTGGACTCACGGGTCTGCGGGTTCACCGCAAAACAGTCAGCCACAGTGAACACGTCACCAGCGCGGATGGTGGCACCAGACGCCACGGTCAGCGCGATGGAGGTCGCGCCTTCAGCGGTAACCGCTGCAGAGGTGGTGTTGCCGGTAGCGCCGCGAGTGCCGGTCGTGAACTGCTTGATCGACTGAGACATGTTGACTTCTTCGAAGCCAAGCACGCCAGTGCCCATCATGCCGTTCTTGAACTGCTTGCTGATGGTGTCGGTCGGATTGAACAGACCCTTCATGCCTTCCACCAGACCGGCGTTGGCAGCCGGGTTGACGGTAGCGTAGCGGGGCGACATCACAGCGGCGTTCTCGTTGAGCTTCTGCTGAGCTTGCAGCAGAACCAGCGAGGTGGCCGGCGTGGTGCCAGGTGTGCCGACCGAGTTGCCGATGGTGCGGAAGGCGTTGGCGACGTCAGCGTCAATGCTGGCGGCCAACTGGCTGATACGAGGCTTCAGCACACGATCAGCGAAGTCATCCAACTGCATCGTCAGCTCAGCGGACGTGAAGTTCACGCCGATGTGCTTCTGGTTGTTGACCGTCAGGGTCGTGAACTGCTCGTTGTCGTCCTGCACTTGCAGAGCGGCGCCGTCAGTCACCAGAGCGCGGTCCGGCAGGCGGATGCGCAGCGTGGAGCCGATCTTGGCTCCTTCGACAGCAAAACTGTCGTCGTACTGGCGGTTCACATTGCGCGTGATCACCAGGTTGTTTTCCAAGATCTCCAGGGCCTTCCTGGTGATCATGTCAATGGTCAGAATACTATTGGCCACAGCGGGCTCCTTTCAGATTTAGCGATTTGCCTGTGCTTGCATCTTTCGCATCTGGCGTGCTCGTTCAGCTTCAATCCATTCCGACGTACTCATGTTCTTGATGGAACGCGGGTCAGTCGTGTCAAATGACGGGTTGTTGTTGCTGCCACGGGCCGTTACAGGTGTGATGGGTGCTGGCGCAGATGTGGTTCGTTTGACGGGCGGATTGTCGGCCAGTTTGGCTTCAATTTTCCCAATTTCCTTGGCTTGCAGGATGGGCGGTAAGCGAGCGATACGTTCCGTTTCCTTGACATTGGTGCCGAGGTAGTACGCTACTTCAGGGCCAACGTCAGATGCGCGGATGGTGTCAGCCATGACGGTCGTGATTGGCAACTTGGGGTTGTACGCGACTTGCTCGAAGTCTTGGTACTTGTCCCTAGCTTGCTCCTCACGGTCGTGATAAGCCTCCAGCAGTTCGGTGTGCTGCTTGTGCATCTCCCGCTGTGCCAGTAGCTGCTCGGCCTTCTGAACTGCCAGCGCTTCCGCGTAGGCTTCAGTCGATTCAAACTGCTCTGCAGACGGTAGTTGCCTAGACTGCTCAGCCACGGGCTGCTGTGCCCGTTGACGCTCCCACTTACGCTGCTCTCTATCAAGCCGTTTCCTGACGATGGCGTCCAACTCTTCTTGAGTAAACGTCTTCGTCTGTTGTTCGACTTCCGGCTCAGTACCCTGTTGCTCTACAGGACTCGCTTCCGTAACTGCCGTGGGTTCCGGTGCGGCTGGTGCGGCGTCGATCTCCGCTGCGACTTCTTGGCTCATGTATGGGCCTCAAGAAAACCTGGTCATCGGGCCAGTACGCTTCATAGTACCACCGTTCATAAAACGGTGGCAAGCCCGGGCGGCTGCTGTTGCGCTCACCCTAGGTAAGTAATCGTCAACGATTGGTTATTGACGATGGTGTAAGTCACACCCGGGGTGACCGCAACATTGGTGAACGTAGTGGTCGGCGCTGTGGGGGTGGACGGATTGCCTCCAGGAAAAGTTCGAGAGAATGCTGTTGTGCTGGCACCGGTTGTTCCTGGGATCAACACAAAGATACCTGTCGAATAAGCAGAAGCAGGACTGCTTGTTAAATCGATCAGTTTTGTAGCACTTCCAGATGTAAATCCGCCGTAATTAACGCTTGGTGAGGATTTGTAATAGTATCCGGCTCCGTAGTCATTTGTGTTTTTCTCTAACTGTCCCGTGGTTGGGTAATTCGTAAAGTATTCTAAAAACGGATTGCTGGATAAATACGTTCCTGGCGGTGCTGTAGCAGAAATGGCTGCAACTCTGCTGTTGTATAAAGATGTTACTTCGTTATAAACATCGCCGACGGTTGTGGTGGAACTGGTTGTAGGATGCCCGGGGTCAAAAGGATACCCTACAAAAACACTAGCTAAATAATTGTATCCAGTAGAACTATCCCAAAAATCAGCTGTGCCGTTAGCACCTTTACCAACAGCCGTACTGATATTAGCTACTCCCGCAGGAGCAGTCCAACTGGAAGTTCCGGCAGGAAACGTAACAGTGATTAAACGCAATCCTGCGGTGTTAGAACTGAACATGCGTTACACCGTGTAGTTTTGACCGCCGTTGCTGCCGTACCAGTTGGTGCCGTCAGCGGTAAAGACGTACTTGTCGAGCCTGCTGGCCGTGCTGGTGATGGTCGGCGCGGTAGCGCTGGGCCACTTGACTGCAGCAGGCCAGGTCACTGTGCGGCTGCCAGTAACGTCTTGCTTGAGCAAGATCATGAAGGACTTGCCGGCGGTGGCAGTTGGGAACGTGAACGTGCAGTTGCCCGTCAGCGTCAGGATCTGAATTGTGCCATCCGACAGGTTGATGGTGTACGCGGTGCCGGTGTTGGCGGTGTTGACCTTTTCCTTGTAGTCGCCGCCCAAATCGAACTTGGCCGCAGGGCTGGCCACACCAACTCCAAAGTTGGTGCCGTTGTAGACCAAATCGGCACCAGACGCGGGAATCTTGCTGGCGTCAAGGTACACAACACCGTTCGCCGTTCCCGCGGAAACCGGTGCCACTTGGTATTGACCGACCGTTATTTTCTTCGACCCTGCGACACCGGCAGACGAATCTACGATGTACAGCAAGTCCGCGCCGACTACATCGGCACCACTGAGCGCCGGAAGATCAGAGATTTTTTGGTTGGCCATGATTTACGCCCACACGCGAAGAGGGGTTACGGGAGGTGGTGTTACCACAAACACATCCAACTCAGGCGCTGGCCCGATGTTGCGCACGTTGGCATGGTAGCCCGTGTACGGCAGCGGCTTGTAGTTCTCAGGCACCGGATCAGGCGCAGGCTCGTAGATCGTGCCGATCATGTCGGTGGCGGTGTACTTGGGGATCAGCATAGTTGTCGGCGCATCGGGATCAATCGCCCCAACCACAATCGGCCATGAGTCCAACACTTCCATGCCATCTTGTAGCGTGGTCGTGGTGTAGTCCTCAAAGTTGCTGTCAGCATCGCCTTTGATCAAGTAATTAGTAACTTCGACATCTTTGCGTACCTGCTGATGAGTGATTGGTACTAATTCGTACAGGACCGAATAGGCCTCTTCCTCATCAGCGAAGACCACCATGTAGTCGCAGTAGCCCTCTTGGACGATGGGCTCTGCTGGGGCTTCAGCAAGCACCTCGGGAGGTGCTTCTAGCGTGTCAAAGGTGTCGGTCATGCTGTGATGCTCACCAAAGTTGCGTTAGGCAGGCGCGTGGGGTAGTAGCTGATGGAGCGGACCCAGCCGTTTAGCCAGTTTGTTGCTGCAACGTCATAGATATTGCCGATTAACAAACGATTTACAGTAGCAATACTGCCAGATGTGTCAGTCAATGCTGCACCACCATTGACACTAGCCGCAAAGTCATTTGCCTTATAACCAAATGCGGAAGTAAACACCGAGCTATTAGCCGCCGCACTGTTCACCACAAATTCTGCTTGCAAGACACCGCCGGTTAGCATGTAGTTAACAACCGCGTTGTTTGTAGACAAAACGTAAGTTCCAAAACGGTTGCTTGTAGTTCCATCCGATATGCCAACCACTCCGTTACCAGCAGCACGCAGCCCAAAGCAACTTGCCTCGCTAGAGATTGTTCCCTCAGTCGCATTGAACCAAGTCGAGAAGTTATCCCCCAGCATCGACGCATTGTCCGCTGCTCGGGTGACTTGGGAGGCTACTGTGGGGATGTAGCTGGTGGCAAAGGAGCCTGCTTCTAGTTGAGCGCCCCAGAGCCCAAGCCTATCGGTCGTTGCAAAAACAATCCCGCCAGTTGCACCGAAATAGCAAGTTATTGAATTTCCAACGCTAATAATTTCAGACCCACTGTTTGTATACGCGATCCGATACCAATCGTTTCCAACATTAGTAGAAGTCCACCCCAAGCCAGAAATTGCTCCTGTTAGTGTGGAGAAAGAACCCGCTACAAAATTAGTTCCTGTTGTGTCATTCCGCATTAAGAACGTAAATGTATTTCTTGTGCTAGAAAGTCCGACTTTGACGTAGACGGTAAAAGTCATTGACGTTCCGGTCGCGGTGGCGTTTGTAGTCCATGTAGCAACTCCACCACCCGTGCCACTAATTACACTGCCCGTCACAGTTCCGTCTGGCGCAACCAACTGATCTGCCGCTCGGGTGCCATTAGAAAAAGAGACACCAGACAGACTGCTGCTGTTCAAAAACAAATTTGTTGACTGTTGCTCAATCAGCAGCCCGTTAGCCGCCAGCGTCGTCGGGTTGTAGTCAAACCTCGGGCCGTAGTAGGCCGTGCTGGTGGGCGCTGCTTGCGGGTTGTAGACGTATGGGTCCACGCTGGCGCTGTTGCTGAGTTGGGCTCCCCAGATGTAAATGCCACTGGTGCCGTCGCCGGTGTAGGTGTTGACGTTATTTCCGGTTGTCGGTCCAATTACAACCACACCAGATGCAGTCGCAGCAGGTGCCGTTAGCGTTATTGAGCAACGATACCAACCACTGCCCACCGAGGAAATTGAAGAGGTAGCACCAGAAGTTACGGACCCAAGCTGCCCAGTTGCCAAATCAAAATAGGCAAACTTTGTACTGGCAGCATCATCTAGTCGTAAATGTCCCCACGTTCTTTCGCCTGCCTGCAAGTAAGCAGTAAGCGTGCTCGCCGCGCTTGTAATGTTAATTGTCTGTTGTACGCGGTGAGCGACCCCAGCCGCAGTGTTCTCAACAACCTTATCCGCCGTCCGAGTCCCGTTCGGATCGCTGTACTGCACCGCCGCAGCAGCAGAGGTCGTGACTTGGTAATCGCCGGGGACGGAGCCTTGGACTAGTTGAGCGCCCCAGATGTAGACCGACTCTGTGCCAAGAGGATTCCAAGTCTGCGCCCGAGAAGCAGAACTGCTAGGAACCAAATAGCAACGCGCAGAAACATCAGCTATGTTGGTGGGCGTATATGCTACTGAACACCGATACCAACCGGAACCAATGTTGTTTATTGTTCCAGTACAGTTATTTGACGTACCTACTAATCCAGCGCTCACATCAAAATTGCAATGCCAAGCAGTGCCAGCGCTGTTGGCGATCTGAATAAAACTGTTTGTGTTATTCTTTACAAAGAAAGACGCAACATATGGCGAAATTGCGCCAGCAACATTATTAGTTCCAGTAATTCTTGGAGATGTACCGGTTCCAGCTAAAGCAACAAACAAATCCGCTGTAGCATATCCATCAGGCGCAGCGGTAGCGTTTGCCGTAATCGTAGCGTCTACTTTTGTCCACCCATTAACCGTTACGTCAAACTGTTCCGAGTACAACACCAAG